AGAGCAATCGAGGTACAAAACAAAATCATCAGCAGCTTGAAAAAGATAATTAAGAAATACTACTTCAGACATGTCTACCGTTAGGACTACGGCAGTCGATTTCCTTTCGAACTACGGAATATCTTGTGACTCTCGTTCAAGCAACGATTGTTACAGGGTATTCTCTGGTAATGGCAAAATTTTAATGGATGTTTCCATGCACTCAACGATCGGAATCAAACCTGCTTTCAGTGTTGGTAATCTTGGCAGAAATGAAGACATTAAAGCTAATGAGGCTGAGATGATAGATGAATATCACAACTATGATGTTTTCAACAAATTTGGTCTTGATATTAGTTTTTGCAACCACTTCATGGAGATATCTGTAAAGAAACCTTCTCTAAAGAATTATGAGACAAAGTTTCAGATGCACAATCAGATATTTGAGCCTTCAACACAATTGCTCAGGCAAGGTATGGGCAAAATGACTGAATCTGATTTCTATACCTATTCAAACCTTTCTAAAGACGAAATATACCCGAACGAATGGTTCGTAAGTGAAGCAAAGAGAAAAAACTTCTTCATAGCTGATGTTTCTGGATTCAGCTTAGATTATGGATTCTCTGTGATGGGAAAAACTACTTCCTACTGGAAAGAGAATATGGACAAAACATCTCTAATATCAGTAAAGCAGAAATCAATGAATAACCCTTCAGTTCCTACAAACAGACTCTTATCAGCTTCCACAATAAAAGCAATAGAAATAGCATCAAACATTGCCTGCAATAAATCTACTGTTCTTGCAGTCAAACAAGATTTGTCTTTTGACCTTAAGACTCAGTTCCGAATCTCTTTCCCGGGAGAATACAATGAAACAGCTATAGCAAGAACCTTCTTAATCAACCAAGGAATGAAGGGTCAATATATATGTATATATGCTAAAACAGTGATGGATAAATCAAATGAAAGGACAACGTTGATTTTGAAAATTGTCACTCAGAACAGGCCCGGGAGCTATAACTCAACACTGCTTCCCAAAAATCATTCAGACTGTAGGAAAGTGGTCGGAGCCAGTTTTGGTATTGTCGAACAAAAATCAACTGATCCGAATTACAACAAAATAATTGCAAATGAATTATTGTCTGTGCACACAAATTTTGCTTTAAAGATATCAAAGATCCTGAAAAAACCTGTGATAGTTTATAAAACTTATGATAAGGAATTGTTGCCAAAAAAAGTGGAGATAGACGGTAGGACATTTAATTATCAAGAAGACATCGATGGAAATATTTACTTCTTATCCACCACTCTTGCAATCCTACCTGTGTCAGTCTCAGTCTTGTCATATCTTGACTCTGCTTCTCCATCCTGCTGGAAAGAGTCCAAAGGTTTAGGACACTTCACTGTAGAAGAGCTGCAGTGATTGAATAGTTAATTCTGTCGTTTTAATTTAAGTTTGCTTATTTTTATCGTTTATCATTTAAGTTTTAATATTATATAAATTTATTCTATTGTGTGTGTTAAGTTTGTTTGCATTGTTTAAAATATCATTTACTCATTTAATCTGTATTATAAATAAAATAAAATAAAATAAAATAAAATAAAATAAAAATAAAAATAAAATAAAATAAATAAAAATAAAAATAAAAATAAAAATAAAAATAAAAATAAAATAAAAATAATATAAGATAAACCCGGTAAAGCCTACGGTCAAATTCTAAGTTCTATCTAAGACTTAGAGTTTGACTGTAGGTTTTATTGGCTTTTGGATTAGTTTATTTTAATATGTTGTCTTTGTGTTATTTTAAAATTGCTTTTTCTCTTAATTTAAGTTTGTTATTTCATTCCACCAGAAAGTATAATATAAATAAATCAAACATTCGTCGTTTAAATTTGAAATATATATAATGAGAGCTTAAAGGCAAATTTTGGCCTAAATGATTAGATTACTCCAGCCAAAGTTTGCCCGTAGGCTTTTTGGTTTTTTGGTTTTTTAATTTTTTATTTGGTTTTTATTTTTGTTTATTTAACATAATTAAAAACTCTTAAACACATTTAACAAGCACTTAAAATTATACTGAAATAGTAAAACTTAACACACAATTAAATTATATAAACACACAAGAAGAAGATTACAAATAAGACTTAAACAGATTTAAACATTAAACACAAAATGACTGGAAACACTTATAAAACTTAACTAACACAAATACTGATTAATAATATATAATAAATTAATTATATCTATCTTTCTTGGAGGGAGTTTTGGGTTTAGAAGACTCACCAATGTCTTCAACAATCTTTCCAAAAGCACCTTCAAGAATTTTAATCTGTTCATTGAATTTGATCAATGAAGCAGCACCCGAAGTTCCAGGAGTGCAGTCAGTGAGGATCTTGATAGTTTCATCAAAAATCTTTTTGTATTTCTCTGTGAATTTGAATTCCTTTGCTGCCATGACTCTTGCAACTTTGCAGAGTTGCTCGTAAGTTGAGAATCTGCTTATACCGAGTGCTTCCTTTTTGACATTCTGGAAATAAGCTAATGGAAGAGCAGCTGCAGCAAAGATGTCAAGACTTGCCATCAAAGTGAGAGGACCACCTAGTGTCAGCATGATCCTAGCTGTAGTTGCATGAAACTTGCTACTTGGTTTCAAACCATATGCACTTACCAGAGGAAGCCCGCAGATTTTTTCATACATTTTCTGCTTTTCCTTTTCATCCTTTGTTTCAATCAGTTCTACGAGCATTCTAGCTCTGATAAAGCCTTCCAACCTCCTGAATGTCCAATCGTCTTGATTGGGACTCACATTAGCACTAGGAATAACAATGGTCTTTCCTTGGAATGTGAATTTCCCTGTTTTTATTGTCTTGTAAATGCCTGCTCTGTTTCTAAGAATAGTGTAGCCATTATTGAATGTCATTTGGACACCTTCATTTGCCAACACAAAATTCTTGAAATTGAATCCTTCAGTCTCATCAGATTCAATTACCACATCCACATCTCCGCCAGACAGAAGTTTCTCGATTTCTGACGGTTTCACCCTAACGGTAGACATGGTGAATACTTAGGAAGCAGTTTACTCTGAAGAAGTTGTTTGAATGTTTGTTTTATACCTCGATTGCTCT